TTTGCGGGCACATCTACGTCCTTGCCGACACGCAGGAAAGCTTTCAGTCCTGGGGTCACTTTGAAGCCATTGTAATAAACTTCGTTCAGATACTGGAACAGCTTCTCTGACACGAAAGTCTTATCCCACGAGATGCGGAGCCCTACCATGTGATACACCTGTTCGATGCAATTGATGCAGTCCATGATCTCCTCATCCGTCGCTTGTATGTCGAATTCTAGGCTCATTCCTCCGTCGTCTATCAAAGCCAGGAGTGTAGCCCCTTTGTCAATCTTCTTCAGGCGCCTGCAAACGTTGATGGCATAGCTCATAACTTCGATATGGAGAGCAGTATTGGTCTTTGCATCATACCCTTCCAGATCCTGGCCATGGTTGATATATTCATGATGAACATTGTGCTTGATAAATGCGATACGTGAGTTGTCGAACACTTTGTGGAGACTCTTGATGTGTGGCAACCCAAAAGCATATGACCACTTGTCATAGGCAGATTTCTTAAGCTGGGGATTTTGCTTTGGAGACCACCCTTCTAAGTCAAAGGACACGAGTACCTTCCTGACCAGGCCCAAGGGCAGAGTAGAGATCTCGCGCATCCTCCTGAGCAGTTCCAGATCCGGTATTCCTGATGAGTTCCCTGCCTTGTGTATCAGATAGTCTGAAACATTCGCCTCTTTCTCTGACATCGGGGTACGAACTGGATCATTCGCCATGAAGAACATTCGGCCGCCCTCCTTCTTCGATTCTGGCTTGAGAGCTGTCAAGTGCACATAGTCGAAATTCTCCGAGTTCGTTTCGATCATCGTACGCAAATCTGCTAATCTTGGCATGGTTGGGTCTAGGAACAAAGCTGCTATTTGGTTTCTCTCATGGATCGGAAACGTAGCTAGGTCCGCTGCAGTGAGATCTTCTGCGACTCTTTTGGGTGCCATTGTCTTGTCTTTGCGCAGTTCATGCTCGGCATAATGGTAGTCAGAATATTGGAATGTCCCTTCCCAGTTTATGTCTTTGACATCTTTGTAGGGGATACTCTTGGGCACTATGTGAGGATAGTTATGATGCCAGTTCTTACTCTTCACATCTGGCTTGATATGACCTGGGCACTTGTTATGGCGATCATAGTAGTTGCGAATCATGGAATAGTCCCAGTAGAGAAGGAAGTCCTCATAAGTTGTCTCTGGGTCCGGATGTGGCAGCATAGCAAAAGGGGAATTGTGCTTCGTGAATGTGTTGTATGTGGCACTGTATATGCAAAAGTCAGGAACGGGGAGCATCTTCCGGATCGAAGCCAACTCAAGAGCCTCTCGGATTTGGTAGCGACGTAGAACATTCGTGAAATCGTCCAATGGGAACACCTTGTCATAGATCCCATTATGGCCCTTGGTCTGTTGTTCGCGAAGACTCCTGGCAGATAATGGTCCAGCCTTCTCTGCTAAATATATGTATTGTCCAATGTCCATTGCCCTGCAAATGGAGTTTTTCTCGTTCGGGGTAGTTTTAAGAAAGGAAGAGACAAGCATATTCATAATTTCTTGTACAGAATCAATCAAACGAAGTGAAAGGGGATTCTTATTGTCCGCATAAAGTGAAAAGTAGTGAAAAATCTTACCTGTGGATTCCAGCATCTGCGCAAACCGGTTGATATCTTTCCCTAAAAGGACAAAAGACTCTCGCCTTGAGTCTTCCTTGTCACCGATAGCATACTCGAGGATGGTAACGCTCTCATGCCGGTAAGCTCTCCAATGGTAGTTCTTTTTCCCAAAGATGAGCTTCTTATCAATCCAGGGGAGAGGCTTGAAGTCGTTCTTGGCTTTGTGGCAGCTAGCTTTGTAGGACTTGATCCCGCCCGCAACATTGAGATGCCTGACTGCCTCGGCCTGCTGAAACCAGAAGAGAGGGGAAGTATGCTCTGTAGTGTTCCATCCAGCGACTGCAGTCTCGGCGAACTTTGCCCAACTGGACGGGGAAGAGTAC